TTTTATTTAATTGCTCTACATAGTAAGTAGAAACAATAAAATCATATGTTATATTAACATAATATTACTATTGATCTTCAAATTTTGCAATTTGATTATCGGTTTGAATGCCCAAACGTGGGTTTGGATTAATTCTATTATTTTGTTGTATTGAATCTATAGTTTGTACTGTTTCTTGTTGAAAAACAATTTGTGTTGGTGTATTAAACTTTCTATTAAGTTTTGTTATTTGTTTTTGTATAGTATCAGGAACTAAATATCCATATAATTTAAGTGAAAAAGTTGCTTGAACTGATCTTTCTCCTTTTTGTTCAACCTGTACAGGTGTAGCATAATTATCAATCCTAGCTCTAAATTGATATCTTTCAGGATTACCCCAATATGAATCTGAAGCATAATTTATAGATTCAATAATTTTATTTAATTGTTCTACATAATAAGTAGCAATAATAAAATCATAAGTCATATTAACATAATCTGGAACTACTACTGCGTAATTTGTTTTTATAGGTCTTTGATTATTTAATGTAGCAAAATTATCATAAGCATTTTTAGTACTATATTGTTTTTGAAATATACTTACATTATGGGGATTATTTGCATCTAATTTATTTGATACTGTTCTTACTTTTTCAATATTATTACGTTTAAAAGTAATTAAAGGTAACATTATTTTACCTTTTTTATCTCTATAATATCCATCTTTTTGAACTTGCTTCCATCTTTCAGGTGAACCATATATAAAAGGTACTTGTTGAACCGCGCCATTTTGCATAACAGTAGGTTGAATTACTTCTTCCATATAATACATTATAGCTTCATCTATATCTTTAATACCTAAAGAAAATGGTTTTGTATTATCATCTCTAAATGATACTTGATTTCCTCTATTAAGAACACCTGCATCATTAGGATTACCCATCTCAGAAAAACCAGGTGCTCCTTCAGGAGGACTATAAGGTTCAATTTGAGAGTTTAGTATTTCTCTTTGTGTTTTCGGTATTGGTGTTTTTCCTCTACTAGCCATTTAATGATGGGTTTGAATTATTTCCAGTATAAAGTCTTTCTTGTGTTATTCCTACTTTATCTGCTGGTACATAATGAGTTTCACATATTACTGATACTGATGATCCAAATTGATCTAATCCTGGATTTTGTATTTGAGGATCATTTGGGTAATCAGGATTTTTTCCTAAGAAATATTGGTTAGCATTAACATTATCTACTTCATAATATCCTTCTTGATACATAATAATATCACCAACTTGAGGAACTAAATCAGCTCCATATTGGTAGTTTGTAGGGTCAAAATTTAAATTAAAATCTTCCATTTTACCTAATAAATCATCTCTTAAAAATTTAAAGGTAGCACCCCAAGTAAAATCAGTACCTAAGTCTGTTTCAGGAAAATCTTCATTAGATCTTTCAATTAAACAATTTAATAAAACAGGACCCATATAATATTTTTCTTCTGCGGCTTCACCATACAAATTTACTTTAGTTTCTTCTAATTTAAATTTATAAAATGAACATTGCTGGGTAATGACATCAGCCATTAATTCCCTTTGTAAATGTCTAAATAGACTTATATCTCTTGCACCTCCAAATAATGCCATATCTTATCCTATATAAATTGGAAATGGTACTTTACCTAATTCCTTTTCTAGATAGTCGCCTTCTACAGCCTTTCTTTCTAGTAATTTTTCTCTTGACATTTCACCTAAATAAGCTCTTAATCTATCAATTAATCTTTCTTTTTCACCTGTTGCTGCTGTAATTAAGTCATTTGCGTTTAATGTAACATTATCCCCAGGTACAGGAACTACTTGATATTTACCTCTAACATACCCTAACATTTCTTTACATACTGCTAAAGCATAATCAAATATCCAAGCTCTACCTATAGAATTAATTTTATCATAATTTGGATTTTTATAAGGTACATCATAGATATTAGCTATTGTACTACTTCCTCCTACTACAAATGAAGCACTTGAACGTTCTGAATTTAAAATATATTCAAACCACATTGTTTGAGGATGTCCATCAGGTATAGGAAATAATCTTAAATTATTATTATGCATTTCAAATGAATAATTAGATCTTCTAATCATATCATTAAATTCAATTTGTTGAATTACTTGTAAATCATAATTCATAGGCATTAATACAAAATCAACACCTGCTGGTGAGTAATTACCAAAACCAAATGAATCCATTAAATCCATAGTACCCATTCCTGATCCTACATAAGGATCAAAAAATCTTAATAATGCTGGAGGTGCTTCATAAAACACTCTCATAATTTCTATATCATGTCCTTTATAATGAGGAATATTTTCATCTGCCCATTTTTCTAAATCATAATCTTGAACACTTTTTGTTAATTGTATTTCACCTTTATGCCATGTAACATTACCCCCAGTACCAGCTTCAACTCCGTATTGCTCAGCAATTTGAATAACTCTTCCTAAATTAGGAATTACAGTTGTTTCTGAGGCATCAAATGTCCCTTCAGCACCTTCATATGTTAAATAATTATCCCTAACTCTATAAGCATATACTTCGTTAGCATAATCAGTAACGGCTTCTTCTAATGCTGTATAGAAATTATATTTTTGTAATTCAATATCAACTATTGGATAACCTAATCTTTGTGCTGCAAATTTTGCAAACTTATCTGCGTCTTGCTGGAATTCTATATCATTATCATAAAATCCAAAAGGTGTATCTCCTGGGTGGAATGAACTAGAACCGGGCCATATTGGTATATTTGCCATATTATATTATTTTTAAGCGTTAACTACTACGTATTCAACATCAATACTAGAACTTAAAGAATAAACAGATATAAATTCTATATCTTGACCAAAAGTTCCATTAAATAAACTACTTGTTACATTAGGGCTTGAAAACATTAAAGATGAAGTAGGTAAACATTCCATAGTCCAATAACTAGCCCCATCACCATTATCTGATGATGTAAAATTAACTGCTAAAGATGCTGAATTGTCTAAGTTAGAAATTCTTACATATTTCATACTACTAGATGGAAATGTACCAGCGCCAGGATCAATACCATTAACATTAATTAAATCTATAGATGTTGTTTGAGGTACAGTTACAAATCTTCTATCTACATTAGTTACATTATCAATTGTAAAAAGTGTTTCATTAAGAGTTTTAATATCCTTAACAACATGCTCCTCCTTAATTTTTATTTGAAATTTTGTTGGGGTTAACGTTGATGCCATAATATACTTTTTGTTATAAATATATAAAAAATTATTCCCAATTATTTATTTCCGGGATTTTCCACTACTTCCTGAGGTACCTTTAAACATACCTTTTTTTTCTGCTTCCTCATAGATTTCAATTAAATTATCAACAATAGGATCTCTATGATTTTGCATTAAAGTTATACTAGTCATTTTTTTAATTCTTCTAGCAGCAGCATATAAAAATCTAAAACCAGAATCTGCTTTACCTCTTAAATCAATTTGATGATCATCACCACAAACTATCATTTTTGATCTTAAACCTATACGAGTTGAAATCATTTCCATTTGTTCATGAGTAACATTTTGTGCTTCATCTACTATAATACATGAATCTAAAAATGTTCTACCTCGCATAAATGCTAAAGGTACTATTTCTATTTTTCCATCTTCAATTAATTTTTCAACTTTAACTTTATCAAATAAAGAATACATATTTTGATAAATTGGTTGAATCCAAGGATCCATTTTTTCTCTTAAATCACCAGGTAAAAATCCTATTTCTTCTTTTGATACTGTAGGACGTGTAATTACAATTTTTGTGTAATGTCTTCTTAACAATCCATCTAATGCTATATTACAAGCTAATAATGTTTTTCCTGAACCTGCTCTACCAGCTAATACTGATAATGTGTGATCTAATATTTTTGATTTTGCTTCTTTTTGTTCTTCGTTTAATTGTAATTTAAATTTAATTGGGTTTTTTACTATTCTTTTTTTTCTGAATACTTCGTCCTTATGATGGTTCGATGTCATTATTCGTTTCTTTAATTTTGATTAATTTATCAAGACCTGCGTTTACATGCATTGTATCATCTAGAATGGTCTCAAATTTATATCTAGAATCTAGAGGTAGAACTAAATCTACTTGTGATCCCCATCTAATCAAACTGAATCTTTCGTTTTGTGTACAAAGATCCCCCTGTTGTTTAAAAGGGGCTATTACATTTACATCTTCATCTGCTATTTGTATTATATGGTATGTGTAATCTAAGGAAGGAACATACACTTGGTTAGACATTCTTTCATTGTATTTTAAATACGCCATGTTATTCGGATTGATTACTTTATTTAAAATATCCTTCTCTACCGCTAACATTGGTTTGTTTGTAGACTCAATAGGTTCCAAACGTTTATACTTAAGTACACCACCGTAAGGAATTCTATTAATATGTACATCATAAAACGACATAAATATTCCAATAACTAAAGAAGGTTTATTATAATCACTATCACCCATTACATCTTGGATAGTATAATCAATACCTTTTATTTCTAAAACTTGCTCACCAGGTTGAACTACTTTTTGATATAAAATAGTACCATCTGCGGGGCTATAAAAATGTTTATAATCTATGTGAGTTGACCTTAAGGGATCTCTAAAAAAGAATGTGTTACTTAATTCCCCTACTGATAATTTAGATAATTCATTTACTTCACCATTTAACCAATCTTCTAAAGTCTCAGCCATTAAAGAAGTGATTTAAAATGATCAACTCTATTTAAATGCATTACCATACAACTTAACATAGCTCCAGATTTCATATATTCTGATAAATTAAAAATTACAGGTTCCATTCCTTCATCAGAACATATTTTTTCTAATGAAGCAATTTTATGTTTTTCACCTTCATAAAATTCATCTCCTTTTTTCATTTCAGAAATATTTGAAGCACATAAAATCATATTACCTAATCTAACAGAATTAGCCATTCCATACATTGAGTCTTCTGCATCTATGTCTATTATGTTAGTATATTTGCTAATTTGCGCTAACTCGGTTTTATCATATAACTCA